ACAACAATTGATTATCTCTTAGTTGCTGGCGGTGGCGGTGGTGGTGGCCGAATTGGTGGTGGGGGTGGTGCAGGAGGTGTGTTGCAAGGCACAGGTTACCCCGTTTCACCTGGTAATCTTTATACAATTCAAATTGGAGGAGGCGGAACAGGTGGTGCTCCTGGTGTGGGTAGTAATGGAGTAAACACAGTCTTATCTTCTGGAAATACAGTAAACTCTGCTGTGCTTCTTACAGCGATTGGTGGCGGCGGTGGTGCTGCGACTGACAGCGGTTATGGGCAGTCTGGTGGTTCAGGTGGTGGTAATGGTAGAGGTTTAAACAACTCAACACCAGGAGGAAGAGGCACACCAGGTCAAGGATTTAATGGTGGTGCAGGTGGCACCAACGGTGGAGGTGGCACTGATCGCTCTGGTGGTGGTGGCGGTGCTGGTGGTGCTGGCTTTGGTAGTCCAGCCGGTGGTTCTTCGAATGGTGGTATAGGAATATTTTCATCGATTACAGGTTCCAATACAGGCTATGGCGGTGGCGGTGGCGGTGGTGCATGGTCAAATCCAACAAACACACCATTTGGTCATTTTATTTGTGGTGGTGCAAATGGCGTAAATTCTCCATCGGGAGCAACTGGAGGTGTTGCTATCTCTAACCGTGGTGGCGGCGGTGGCGGCGGCGGATATACTGGTGAACCTGGAACTGCCGGAGGCGCAGGTGGTTCAGGTTTTGCTGTTATCAAAGTTTCTGAATCACAGAATAAATTTGTTATTTTTTCCAACACTGCAACCTGGACTGTGCCTACTGGTATATCGTCAATTGACTATCTTGTTGTTGCCGGTGGTGGCGGTGGCGGTGGTGGAGGTGGCGGCCAATATGGTGGCGCCGGCGGAGGTGGTGGTGCTGGTGGATTTAGAACTGGATCTGGTTTTGGAGTAAGTTCGGCACAAACATGGACTGTGGTTGTAGGTGCTGGTGGTGCTGGTGGTGCGTCTGCAACAATTGGTGCGAATGGAACGAATTCTGGATTTTTCACATCAGCGACTTCTTTATGGTCTAATGGTGGTGGTTATGGTTCCGGAATAAGTTCGGCAGTTAATGGCGCCAGTGGTGGTTCAGGTGGCGGAGGTTCTGGTTATGTACCACTTTCTTATGCCGGCGGTGCTGGAACACCGGGTCAAGGAAATTCTGGTGGAAACGCTGCGCCAGGCGGTGGCACACCAGGAGTCGCTTCTGTTGGTGGTGGAGGTGGTGGTGCGGGTGGAGCAGGAATTACCGGAACAGGCACCGTTGGTGGTAACGGTGGCATAGGATTATTTTCTTCACTTTCAGGATCAAATACAGCATATGCCGGCGGTGGTGCTGGTAGCATGGAAGGTGGCGGCACCAGACCTGGATTTGGTGGTGGCGGCTATGCACCTTATGGTACATTATTAGGTACTCCATATGGTGGTGGTAATGCGGGCAATCCATCACAATCTGGTTTTTCAGCAAATGTGGCTACGGGTGGAGGTGGTGGTGCTGGATCACAAAATGGTTATACTGGTGGTTCTGGTGGTTCAGGTGTTGTGATTCTCAAATGGACTTAGAATAAATAAACAACTATGGCAACTATAAACACAAGACAACAGTTCAAAGACTACTGCCTACGCCGACTTGGCTGGCCAGTCATCGAAATTAATGTTGATGATGATCAAGTAGATGATCGCATTGATGATGCTTTAAACTTTTGGCGTGATTATCATTATGATGGAACAGAAAAACTGTTCATGAAACATCAAATTACACAGACTGACATTGATCGTCAATGGATTTATTGTCCCGATGCGGTTCAATTCGTAACTGGTATTTTTCCATTTGATCAGTCGAACGCATCAATCAATATGTTTGACTTGCGTTATCAGTTGCGTCTGCACGATCTCTACGACTTTACATCGGTATCATATGTGTCATATGAAATTACGATGCAACATTTACGCACACTGAATTTGCTATTCTCTGGTACACCACAATTTAGATTTAATCGTCATCAGAACAAAGTGTTCTTAGACATCGACTGGTCAAGAGATGTAGAACCAGGTGAATGGGTTGTCGTTGAATGTTATCGCACAATTAGACCAGAAACGGTTGTGCTTACAGGCACAGTATCCGGTGACCCATCATCAAATACAATAGTTGGTTATGGTACAAAGTTTGATCAAGAAATCGTACCGTTTGACTTCATCACAATCGGTACAGAATCAAAGCAAGTTGGCAACATTGAATCACCGACAAGTCTGACACTTGTTGGACCACCAACACTGACGCACGACAATTCGGCAATTCAAATTGAAGGCACGACTGATGTGTGGAATGATCGTTTTTTGAAGCAATTGGCTACAGCAAAAATCAAACAGCAGTGGGGTAATAATATGAAAAAATTTGAAGGTATTCAAATGCCAGGTGGTGTCACACTGAACGGTCAAAAGATTTATGATGAAGCAACAGAAGAAATTAAAGAAATGGAAGAACAGATTTACATGATGGGTTCACTGCCGTCAGAAATATTTACTGGCTAATGACTACTAATTTTTACTTCAACAATTTTCCAAACAAATTAGGGGGTAACAGTGTTGTTACTCCTGAGCAGTTGCTTGTGGAAAATCTTGTTATTGAGGCACTCAAGATTTATGGCTTGGATGTTTATTATTTACCACGAACAACCCGTGACCAGGTAGATTATTTGTTCGGCGAAGATGTTTTAAAAGAATATCGCACTGCACATCCGATTGAAATGTACCTAGAAAATGTTACTGGATTTGATGGTGAGCAAGACTTTATATCTAAGTTTGGTTTAGAGATTCGTGATGAAGCAACATTACTTGTTTCAAGATTAAGATTTAGATATGCAGTCAATGGTCTGACAAGACCTCTTGAAGGTGATTTAATTTTCATACCAATGACTACAAGTTTCTTCGAGATTACCAGTGTAGAATCGGAGAACGATCAAGCCATGTTTTATACACTAGGTCGTGGTCGTGGTGGTAATGTGTATGTGTATGCTTTGAAAATGAAACAGTTTTATTTCTCAAATGAGATTATTGAAACTGGTATTGATGAGATTGACAACAACATTCGTAATTACTATCCAAAACTTCGTATCTCATTAGGTTCTGGTTCAGGCAAATTTTTAAACGATGAAATTGTATATCAAGGTTCGTCATTAGCAACTGCCACAGCACAGGCCTTAGTTTATGATTTTCAACCAAACGCATATATCGATGTATATCGTATGCAAGGTGATTTTACCGCAACCGCAAATGTACACGGTAATACAAGCAGCGCACAGTGGACAGTAACACTGGCATCTGATGCACCAACACAAAACAATGCATTTGAAGATATCATTGACAATGCTCGTATCGAAGCAGCAAGTGATAATATTATCGACTTTACGGAAGTTAATCCGTTTGGAGAACCGTAATGTTAGGTAATGCACAATTTTATCACCGCACCATTCGTAAAATGGTGGTTGTGTTTGGTACATTGTTTAATGATCTTGAGATTGTTCGCTATACGCAGGCAGGTAATCCAAAAGAAAAACTTAAAGTGCCATTGTCGTATGGTCCAAAAGAAAGATATCTGACACAGATTACTTCTGATCCTAACTTAATTAAGTCCGTCAACTCTGTGATACCAAGAATGTCATTTAATCTTGACAGTCTTGAATATGATGCAAGTCGCAAGCAGATTTCAACATTACAGAACTTTGCGGCAGCAACAAACACAGGCGTTGCAACACAATTTCTTCCAGTACCCTATAATTTCGAATTTAGTTTGTCAATTTATGTTCGCAATACAGAAGATGGCACACAAATACTAGAACAGATTCTACCATTTTTCACACCAGATTTTAGTGTTGTGGTAGATTTTGTTCCTCAAATGGGTCAGAAATACACTGTGCCTATCATATTGAATTCTGTGGCATCTACAGTTGAGTATGAAGGTGGTATGGGTGACGGTACGACAAGAATTATCATTTGGGATTTAACATTTACTGCTAAGAGTTTCATTTGGCCACCAGTTAAATCTGGTAAACTTATCAATCAAGCAAACACAAACATCAATATTGACCTTACATCTAAACAAATACAGAAGGTCTATG